TGGCGTTCTTTAAAGCTCCGGATTCTATTCCGACAGTAGTTGCCTGATTTTCAATTGCAGCCTGTAGTATTTTAGAAGCAGTTTCTTTAATATTCCAACGACCGTGTAGTATATCTTTAACCCACCACTTATCACCGTGGATTTTAACGATTGATATAGCTGTTTCATCTAACTTACTCCCTTTGAGACCACGCTCTTTCTCCACCGACTCAAAGCCCGCAGGGTCAACCGCAATAACAAAATTGCCTTCCTCCGGTTCATTCTCATCGTACTTAATCCATTCATTTTTAAATATACCGCCAGTAAAACTTACAAAGGATGCTTCAAATTCTTGTCTGAACGCTTGCGTCGACATTGTTCTTCTAGCAACTTCTACTTCTTTTGGGTCTATTAAAGGGTTATCTATAGATGTAAACTGAAATGCTTCCCAGTCCTCGTCTTTTTCTGCCTCTAAATACAAATCATAAAAATGATTCTTCCCGGCGGGCGTCCCAATAAAGAGTGCACCACCTTTTACATCTGAAAGTGTCGGTCTTATAATTTGTTCCCAGACCTCTACCTTCATACTTGCGTACTCATCGAGTACAACATAAGCAAGTCCTACGCCCCTTAGAGTATCTGGTCTGTCACTCCCCTTTAAGCTAATTCTTCTACCATTAACTAACTTCATAGTAGCTGTATTCTCGTGGGTAGACTCTATAAGGTCTGTATCGTGCAACAGTTCCTTAAGCATATTCCACATAATATCTTTAGCTTGTTGGAATGTAGGACCTATATAAAAGACATCCTTACTTTCCGACTGTAGAGCCTTGATGATTAGTATCCACGCTGCTAGTCTGGACTTTCCAAATCGCCTACCCGCACTTACTACTTTAAATCGGGCAGTGCTATTGAAGATTTCTAGCTGTGCAGGATGTAGTTGTACATCTAACTCTTTAGCCATTACCGATACTCACAATTGTTTTGTCAATATCAGCTTCTTCTATTATTACACCGTCTTCATATGTTAGTTCTTTCTGGTCTTTTTCTTCTATCTCTACTTTCTTAGCCTCAAGACCACCAACATTAATAATTACGTTACCTTTATCTTCTCCGGACCTAAACTCTACTGATTTAGTTGTAGGTATAATTCGGTCCATACACATCTTAAGACAGGTTCTATCACCTTCGAGTGCTAAGTCTATGACCTTTTGTACAATCTCTGGTCCTCTATTAGACATCAACTCTCTACTTAGGGCTGTATACTTGTTGACACTGCCCTTAGGTCTCCCGTTAGGGTTTAAACTCTTCATACCCTTGTATAAGTTGGGCGAACCTTTATTTTTTTTAGACATCCTAACTCCTTAGTGTACTACAGTTTCAACTAAAATGGTAAATTAGAATGATAATAAAAGGTTGTTTCTAAGAGAAGCCTTTTTAGGTGAATCTTTTTTTTAATCTATAGTAATAGTATAGCATACTTTTCAATGGAAGTCAAGGTTCTATAGTAAATAAAGTCACTTAAGTCCCTCCCCGCACAAGTCATTTGTAGAAATTCTCTAGTAAACAACAGATTTTACTCAAATCCTCTCCAATCTGCGAGTGAGCCTATATATAATACACGCACGGTCCTATTGGGTCCCCGGGGTGTCACTTGAGAGCACGTGCGGAGCTGTCCGATTGTGCACAAATGAGAGAAAAAGAGTACGTGAGTTTGAATCTTTAGAGCTCCAGTGTTTGTCACCGGTGACAGAGTCTATAAATTATTTTTGTACGATTCTGTTTACAAGCTGTGCACTTATGTATAATAGACTCATCTTAAGCGGGATTGCTTGAGAGCCTAGAAACCATAAAATATCTAGGAATTACAATAACTTATAGGAAATATTATGAAAAATAAAATGACAGACCAACAACACATTGAGAGCTTTATTGATACTTTAGGTAACATTCGCAAGGCAGAAGGACAGGTCACTGAGACCCTAAAGTCTGTGGCTACGAATACTAAGTTTAAGAATGTGTTTCTTAAGGAGATGAATAAGCAACTCACTACACTAGAGAACGAAGCTCTAAAGGACTTCAAAGGGCGTGTACATAAAATGCAGAAGCTTATAGCTAAGAAAAAGACACAGGAAGCTATATTGACCGCTAGAGATAACGCGGAGCCTGATACTCATCACTACACTATACGCCTAGTTAATGACAAGGATATCACTGAGAGAGGTACTCACAAGGAAGCTGATAGGGGTAAATTGAGAGAATTCTGCTTAGTCAAGCCGGAGCCTGAATCTAAGAGAGAAAAGACAATTAGTGAGATTGTAGGAGACTGGCAAGAAAAGGTATTGGGTGAGAATTCCGATATGTCAACAGAGGAATATGAGAGACAAATGCTAGACTTGAAAGCACAGATACTCATTGAGACTGTGAATATGAAGCCTAAGAAAAAAGATAAAGCCGCTTAATATCTTAGCAACCTAAAGAGCCCGGGTTAATCCCGGGTTTTTTTTGGTCCAAAGTTTGTCACCAGTGACAGATTATTGACAAGCTATTGACAATACCAAAGCAATGAATTATTATTGGCACAAATCAACAACAGACCCGGAGGTCATATGAAAAAAGTAAGAATAGGAGAGAAGGAATATTCTAGGACAGTGATAAAGAATAATATTCTTAAGGTGTACAAAGTATCTGCAGATTATGAGAGGAACGACTGGTACAGAGAAGCCCATAATTTTGGCGTTGAGGTATCAACCTTCCTAAAGGCATTCCGAAACTATAATATCACCGTCAATCAAGTTCTAGGGATTGTGAGTGCACTGTCTCCGCTTAAAGAGTGGGAGAAAAATAAAGAGATTGCAGTTGACTTTATCTTGACTGGTGATTGCGGACATATGGGAGCTAACAAGCGTAAAGCTAGACAGATTTTAGACTTAAAATATACTGGCAATGGACACCCAATGGACCCGCAACGTGATGCGGTCTTTAAGGAGAGTAATGTTTATTATGATGATGAGATACTCAGAATTCTAAGCGGTCCCAAAACATCACGCTTTTATATGAATATGATGTACCCGGACGGAACCGGAGTGACAGTGGATAGACACGCTATCGCTATAGCTATCGGACGGACCGCAACAGATAAAGAGCAGTCTTTAACACCAAAGGCATATCAATTCATAGAGAAGTGTTATATAATGACTGCTGAAACATTAGGACTGGACCCGTTACACCTCCAGTCTATAACGTGGCAGACTTGGAAGCGTATAAAATAGTTTGTCACCGGTGACATAATTTTAATCAAAAGACTAGGAGGTCTTATGCAAGTATGGCATTTAGGGTATGACATTACCAAAAACCATTGGGATTATGTGGACGCTGAAACAGAAGCGGAAGCAATCGAAATTTTAAAGCGTAGAGTATCTGACGAGGAGCATATTCCAGAGAGTCAGATTGAGGTTCACGCTATTTATAGAGGAGAAGATTAAATGAGTAAAACAGTATCAGTAGAAAAGTCTTGGGGTGACGGTGAAGTCGATGTCACCCTCGAGGAATTTCAGAAGAAATTTCAGGACCATCACCAACTTTATCTATTAGTTGACTATGAAGAACTAGATTCTATGACAAAATATCTTGACAGAATCAAGAAAATGATAGATAATTTAGCTACTCGGAAGTTTGATATACTTTACGAGCGACAAAATAAACCAAAAGACTAGGAGGTCTTATGACACAGGAAGAATTAACTGTAAAACGCGAGGATTTGTATAAATCCTGGGGATATGACATAGATAAGCTACCATTCGGAGCCCATATGTGGCTCGAACCGGAGAAAGGAACCAGACAGAACCCATATTCTGGGGTTATTGTCGAACTAGACCCGGTAGAGATGGCTATTTATGACCATACTATGATGTCTTATCACGACCATATCGAATTAGGTACGGGTGGTGATTATGCAGAAGCTAGAAAACTATACAAAGACTTCAACAAAGGCAAGAATTGGTTCATTGAGAACAATATTGAAGCCTATATGGACTTAATTGATTAGGAGATATTATGGAAATAAGCGTATATTCAAGCGACGTTAGGGACTTTGACGAGCAAGTAGAGTCATTTTTTGACATCAGACACCAGTTTAGTGCCAATATTTTTGATGATAGAGGTAAAGTTAGTTTAGAAAATTATGAGTATAGCATTGAACCTGAGACATATATGGCTGTACTGATAGACCAACAACAACAAATTGATGAACTCAGGCAGATTGTTGAGCAACTCAAGAAAAAGTCTGGTTGGGTCTCTGGCTATGATGACCACGGATGGGATGTTCCAGACAGGGGGCTAAATTGATGAGTAATCCCAACAACAATATGAATGCTTACAAACAGGCGTTACAAATTAACAGAGACCTCAAGCGTGAGAATGACCGTCTTGAGGAGAAAATTAAAGAACTTATGGAGATAATAGAGGAGTTAGTAAATGCACAAGAAACCACTGATGAGTAGACTGTCACAGGCATATGAAGACAGTAAACTTTTATACTTTGTGACTGATGGCGAAGGTAACTGTATGCTAGACAGAGTGACACAAGTAGACGCACAGATATATGCTATGAAGAATGGTTGGTCTATCGGTAGACACGATGTGTCACCGGTGACAAACTATCAGCCAAACGAGGACTTGCCTTTTTACAATGACGACGGCACTGCTATCACTTATGAGAACAAAGACATACTCAATGAGGAGGATTTACAATGAGATGTAAGTGTTGTGATGCCTTGCTCAATGAATGGGAGTCTAAGGCAAAGGACCCTGCAGATAGAACAAAATATTTAGACTTGTGCTCTGTCTGTAGATACCATTCCAATCCTTATTCTTTCTTAGATGATGACGAGGTGATAAAAAAAGAAGATATTAATGTTGACATCGGTTGACAAATAGATTAAAATATTACTATAGATTCAATTAAAGTGATAACCATAATAATTATTACTTTGGTTGAGTCTTAAGTAAGAGTGATTAGAGATACTGTAGCTCAGCTAGTGGGGAAGGAAGGGGGATACTCCTTGTGCAAACCGTCCTGTTACTAGATAAAGAGCGGTCATTAAGTCTGTTCTAGACTATGTCTTAATGGCGTCGTCCCGGGTTCAAGTCCCGGCAGTATCATCTAATCACTTTTATATGGCTGTTGTGATTTCGAGTCCGTCACAGCAGTCTTTTTTTTCAGGGCTCCGAGGAAACAAACTATGATAACTAAAGGTATAGCAAAGTATGTCTATCTAGACAGTACAGAAAAATTCAATGGTGAGGATACTGGTAAGTACACACTTACTGTCGCTGTTGATGACAAAGAAGCCAAAGCACTAGAGTCGGCAGGTGTTAAGGTTCGCACTATTCAGACAGAGGACGGAGGGTCTTACAAGGCACGTAAGTTCTCCACCAAGTATCCATTGTCTTTTGATATGGTGAAGATGGCTGAGGATGGTGAATCAATCGGACACGATTTTGGAGCTGAATCAGAAGTACAGGTACTTTGGAAAGCAGGAAACGAACACCCTCAACACGGGGTCGCAACCTACCTCACTGCAGTTAAAGTATTGAAGCGTACCGAAGGGTACAAATCACAGGATGCTGAGACTAGTGAGTTCTTCGCATAACTCCTCTACGTTTGTAGAACACAAGCCCTGCCCTGCCTGTAGAGATACAGGTGGGGACAGGTCAGGTGATAACTTGGCTATCTATTCTGATGGTCACGGTTATTGTAATGCCTGTGGTCACTATCAAAAAAGTGTCACCGGTGACAAACATTATGAGGAGGAAACATTTATGCAAACAATAACACCGAGAGGTGTGGCTAATGCGTCAATTAAGGACAGACGCATATCATCTAACATAACATCTAAGTTTGGTGTCACTGTTAGTTACGACAAGACCGGTAAGATAGAGAAACATTACTATCCATACTACGACTCTAACGAGAGCAATAGGCTCCTCGGATATAAAGAGAGAACTGTCGCAACTAAAGAGTTTCAGATTATTGGAACGAACAAAGGCTCAGGACTATTCGGACAGAATGCTAACCGCTCCGGTGGAAAGTATCTGACTATCTGTGAGGGAGAAATTGATGCCCTCTCGATTTCAGAAATGTTCGATGGGAAGTGGCAGGTGGTCTCCCTAAAGAATGGGGCGTCTTCTGCGTCACGAGATATCAAAGATAATCTAGAATACATAGAGTCTTTTGATAATGTAGTGCTTTGTTTCGACCAAGACCAAGCCGGGTTCGATGCGGTCAAAGCCTGTCAAGATATTATATCTGTCGGCAAGCTCAAGGTTTGTAAGTTACCTATGAAGGACGCTAGTGATATGCTAGTGAACGGAAAGGTCAAAGAGTTTACCAATGCTTGGTGGTCTGCTGAGTCTTATACTCCTGCAGGTATCATCAGAGGTAAGGACACTTGGGAACATCTACTTAAGGATGAGAACTTACTTACTGTTGACTATCCGTGGCAAGGTCTTAACACTTTGACTTATGGATTCAGAGCGAAAGAGCTAGTAACTATCACCAGTGGCTCAGGTATGGGCAAGACCAGTGTCGTTAAGGAACTAGAGTCTTACATACTCAACAACACTGAGGACAACCTAGCTATCATTCACTTGGAAGAATCTATCGAGCGTACTGTTAAGGGTCTGATGTCTATCGAAGCCAATGCTCCTATCCACATACCTCAGTACGAAAGAGAGCTGAGTGATACGGACAAGAAAGCACTGTGGCAGAAGTCAGTAGGTGACAAGAACGTATTCTTCTATGACCACTTCGGTAGTATGTCTGAGGACTCACTACTTAATGTGATTAGAACGTATGCTAAATCCTATGATTGTCAGTGGATTGTACTGGACCACTTGTCTATCGTAGTCAGTGACCAAGATGGTATACTTGACGAGCGTAAGGCAATTGATGCCATTATGACCAAGCTCCGCAAAATAGTACAGGAGACTGGCGTAGGCTTATTCCTTATATCTCATCTTAGGAGACCTCAAGGTAGGGCTCACGAAGAAGGTGGACAGGTGAGTCTCTCAGAGCTTAGAGGTTCCGCAGCAATTGCTCAGTTGTCTGACATTGTAATAGGCTTGGAGCGTAACCAACAGGACGATGACCCTATCATTCGTAACCAAACAACACTACGGGTTATAAAGAATAGGTTCTCAGGTCTGACTGGTCCCGCTTGTAAGCTACAGTATGACAGTGACACCGGAAGATTGACGGAGGTAGATGATGAACACAGCTTTTTTTGACATAGAAACTGATGGACTCAACGCTACCAAAGTACATTGCATTTGTGCGATGCTTGATAATGGTGAGTCTACTGTTTACAATTTTATAGGAGGAGAAGCCAATGGACTTTTTCGAAAATGGTTGGCATCAGAAGATGTCGACACTCTTGTGGGACACAACATTATTAACTTTGATGTTCCTGTTCTGCGTAGGATTACTGGGATGGATTGGTCTTTTAATTTACGGGACACTCTCGTACTTTCTAGACTACATAACCCTAGCCTTGATGGTGGGCACAGCCTGAGGTCTTGGGGTGAGAGGTTAGGTAACTACAAGGATGACTATCAAGGTGGTTGGGAAGATTATAACCACGAGATGTTACAGTATTGTCAGCAAGATGTACGAGTAACTAGAGCCTTGTATCACCATCTTGTCACCGGTGACAAAGATTCTCCCGCAGTAGAAATAGAACACAGAACTGCGGACATCATCAGAGAGCAGACCGACAACGGTATGATACTCAATGAGGAACGTGCTTATGAACTACTCGCTGAGATGAAGGAGAAGGTACTAGATATAGAGGACGAGGTACACGAGAGATTTAAACCTCTGCCTGTGTGGGTAGACTTACCACATCCCGGTTCCAAGAAACACAACAAGGATGGTAGTATATCTAAAAGGTATCAAGCTCAGCTAGACAAAGGTGCTCACTGGTTAGACGAGGGTGATGAGATAGTTGATATAGATAATGATTGGGGCTATAAGAAGTGGGGCTACTATGAGTATCCCGAGTTCAATCTTGGTTCTCGTCAGCAGATAGCTAAGTATCTACAACACTTCGGTTGGAAACCTAAATCATTTACTGAGAAGGGCAACCCTATCGTAGATGAGAAGGTACTTAAGACTGTCAAGATACCCGAAGCTCAGTTGATTGTAGATTATCTGACACTGACCAAGCGTATAGCTATGGTAAAGAGTTGGGTTGATGCCATCAATGATGAAACTGGTAGAGTACACGGTAGGGTAAACCCTTGCGGTGCAGTTACCGGCAGGATGACACACTCTAAACCTAATTGTGCTCAAGTCCCTGCGACTAAGCACGACAAAGATGGTAAAATACTTTGGGGTTTTGAGGGTGGCTATGGGGCTGACTGTCGTAACCTGTGGACCGTGCCTGATGGCTACAGTTTAGTGGGTTGTGATGCTAGTGGACTAGAACTTAGAATGCTCGCCCACTATATGGACGATAAGGCATACACTAATGAGATACTCAACGGTGATATACACAGTGCTAATCAGAAGTCAGCAGGACTACAGACTAGAGACCAAGCCAAGACTTTTATCTATGCTTTCCTTTACGGAGCAGGAGACGGTAAGATTGGTGAGGTAGCAGGAGGTGGTCCCAAGCGTGGTCGTATACTTAAGAAGAACTTTCTTGATAATACTCCCGCATTAAAACACTTGCGTAGTAAGGTTGCAGACTCCAGTAAGAAGGGGTGGGTGACAGGACTAGATGGTAGAAAGCTACACATACGCTCAGAACATTCAGCACTTAATACTCTATTGCAGAGTGCAGGTGCAGTTGTTATGAAGAAAGCGTTGGTGCTACTAGACGAATATGCAAAGCAGTACAAGATAGATTATAAGTTTGTACTCAATGTGCACGATGAGTTTCAGTGTGAGGTCAGAGATGACCAAGCTGATTTCTTCGGTGGTCTAGCGGTAGGAGCTATCATCAAAGCAGGTAAATCTTTTAACTTAAACTGTCCATTGGACGGTGAATATAAGGTAGGTAGAACGTGGCAACAGACACACTAGTAGACGATATATATCGTATGATAGACACCAAAGAAATTCCTGATGGTGTACCTATAGAACAAGTAATCAATGACTTCGGTGAGAATGTCAAACAGATACTTAGAAACAATATCACAGAGAGCAAGTTCGATAAACGCAAGCTCCGTATGTCTAACATAGGCAAGAAAGATAGACAGTTGTGGTATTCTTACAACGGATACAAGGGTGAGGAGCTTATGCCACACACTAGAATCAAGTTTCTTTATGGTCATTTAATTGAAGAGATGGTACTAGCACTTACTAAACTTTCCGGTCACGATGTGACACACGAACAGAAGAAAGTAGAAGTACAAGGTATCAAAGGTTCAATGGACTGTAAGATTGATGGTGTATTGACTGATGTTAAGTCATCATCACCATATGGTTTCAAAAAATTTAAAGACGGTTCTCTAATTAATGATGACCCCTTTGGATATGTAGACCAAATCAAAGGCTATGCTCACGCTGAGGGTACAACAGATGTAGGTTGGTTAGTTATGGACAAGACCAACGGACACCTGACGTATCTTAAGTACGATATGGCTGATGAATCTCAATGGTACTGGACTAAGTTAAACTTCTTCTCGATAGTAGATAGAATCAAAGCTATTAAGAATATAGTTAAGCTCAGCAAACCACCTAAGAGATGCTACGAACCTATCCCAGACGGTAAGTCAGGCAATATGAAGTTACCTGTAGGCTGTAGTTATTGTGCTTACAAGTATGATTGTTGGGATGGACTCAGGACATTTGTATATGCTAATGGACCGAGGTACTTAGTTGAAGTTGAGAACTTACCTAATGTAATAGAGGTAGATAAAGATGGCAACAAAGTTTCGGAGTAAGCTAGAGAAAGAATGTGCGGAAGCACTGGGCAGAGAGTGGAAGTATGAGCCTTGTAGGATTGCATATACGATACGAAAGAACTACACCCCTGATTTTGTTAAGGGTAAGTATCATATAGAAGTCAAAGGGTTCTTTAGGAGTGGTGACAGACAGAAGTATAAATCAATTGCTGAGCAGTTAAGTTTTGAAGGTAAAGATTTAATCTTCTTAATGCCACGCCCCGACTCCAAGGTAGCCAAGGGTAATAAGATTACTTATCGACAGTGGTGTGATAAGTATAATATTAAAATATTTTCAACTAAAGAAATTAAGGAGCTTAAGAAGTGGACGAAGATAAAATAAATCCTAACCATTATAAGCAGGGTAATATTGAGGTCATAGACTTTATCTTAGACCAAGATATGGATTACCTAACCGCCTCTATAACTAAGTATGTCTGCCGATGGCGATTTAAGAATGGTATAGAGGACTTAAAGAAAGCTCGATGGTTCTTAGATAAACTTATAGAACACGAGGGAGGACAGTATGGCTCTAACTTTAAATGAATTAAAAGAGCGTATTGTTAATGTAGGACTAGACCCTTGTACTCTGTGTGAGGTATTGGATATAACAACAGAAGATATCTTACACGAGTTCGAGGATAAATTAATGGACAAGAGAAAGGAGTTTGAAGATGTTGATGATAACGACTGAGAACTTTATCCTAATGATGGTAGCAATCTTAGCACTGGGGTCAGTAATGATATGGAGACACGGAGCTAGATGTTATGACAGAGGGATAACTGATGCGATACTTATGCACAGAAGCGGAAGACTTAAATATAACACTTACTTAGATGACGATGGGAAGAAAATGGTAAACATCGAAATCGACCCACTGGAGGATGAATGAATCAATTACCAAACGATTACCAAAACTTCATTGCACTTAGCAGGTACGCACGATGGCTACCTGAGAAGAAGCGGAGAGAGACTTGGAAAGAAACTGTAGCTAGATACTTTGACTTTATGGAGGAGCATCTAAAAGAAAATACAAACCAAGAGTTAGTACCTAAGACTAGGAAGATACTTGAGGAAGCAGTATGTAACTTAGAAGTTATGCCTAGTATGAGAGCATTGATGACCGCAGGTCCTGCTCTTGCTAAGAATAATATAGCAGGGTACAACTGTGCTTACCTTAGTGTAGACCACCCGAAAGCATTTGATGAATGTCTATTCGTTCTGATGCACGGTACTGGTGTAGGCTTTAGTGTTGAGAGACAAGCAGTTAACAAACTACCCGAAGTCCCTACAGATATGGTAGATATAGATGATGTCATTGTCGTACAGGATTCTAAGGAAGGGTGGCAGTCTGCATTCCGTAAGCTGATTACTTATCTTTATGATGGTGAGATGCCTAAGTGGGACTTCTCTAAGGTCAGACCTAAAGGTTCTAGACTAGCTACCTTTGGTGGTAGAGCCAGTGGACCAGAGCCTTTACTTGACTTGTTTAACTTTGCTACTAACATATTTAAAGAAGCAGGCGGTCGTAAACTGACAAGCTATGAGTGTCACCGTATGATGTGTAAGATTGCAGAAGTAGTTGTAGTGGGTGGTGTTAGACGAAGTGCCCTGATTTCACTATCTAATCTAACTGATGAGCGTATGCGTAATGCTAAGTCTGGTCAGTGGTGGTCTGATACACCAGAGATGGCACTAAGTAACAACAGTGTATGCTACACAGAGAAGCCTGACATCGGTATCTTTATGAAGGAATGGACATCACTGTATGAGTCTAAGTCAGGTGAGCGTGGTATCTTCAACAGAGAAGCAGCAATTAAACAGGTGGCATCTATAGGTAGAAGAGATACTGACCACGACTTTGGTTGTAATCCTTGTAGTGAAATCATATTAAGAGATGGACAGTTCTGTAATCTTACTGAGGTTGTAGTGAGAGCGGAAGACACGCAAAAAGATATACTCCGTAAGGTTAGACTAGCTACCATACTTGGTACATTCCAAGCATCACTTACTAACCTCAAGAGATTGAGACCTAAGTGGGTACACAATACAGAAGAGGAAGCCCTACTAGGTGTATCACTCACTGGTATTATGGATAATGCTTTTATGAATTATAGTAATGATGATAGTAGAGGATACTATGGTAAGCGTAGCCTGCCTGATTTTCTATCTGACCTTAGAAAAGAATCTGTTAAGACTAACAAGGAATGGTCAGAGCTACTAGGCATTCAACAAGCTACTGCTACTACTGCTATTAAACCTAGTGGTACAGTCAGTCAGTTAGTTGATAGTGCTAGTGGTATACACACTAGACATAGTGATTATTATATTCGTAGGGTTAGAGCAGACTCTAAGGACCCAATAGCACAGCTAATGGAAGACCAAGGCATACCTGCTGAACCTGATGTAATGAAACCTAACAGCGTTAAGGTATTCTCCTTCCCTATGAAAGCTCCTAAAGGTGCAGTAACTAGGAACGAGAGGAGTGCTATCGAACAACTAGAGCTGTGGCTTATGTATCAAAGATACTACTGTGAGCACAAGCCTAGTGTTACTGTTAGTGTGAGAGAACACGAGTGGATGGAAGTAGGTGCGTGGGTATACAAACACTTTGATGAAGTATCAGGTGTTAGTTTCCTACCACACTCAGACCACACATATCAACAAGCACCATATGAGGAGTGTGATAAGAAGACACACGATGCTCTAGCTAAGAAGATGCCTAAAGCAGTAGACTGGGATTTGATTAGCGAGTATGAGCTTACAGATATGACAGTAGGAACTAAGACACTAGCCTGTACTGGTAGTGTGTGTGAACTTGTCGACCTCGTTGAGGAAGAGAGGGATGTCGAATGATACAAACAGTTCTACTTATTATAGTATTACAAGCAATTGTTATATCAATTACAGGATGCTCACAAACAGCACCAGATTCTGTTAAAGCAGGTCAGCTAGTTTGTCAGCCTAAAGATTCTAAATTATGTATAGGATGGAAATATGATTTATAAAGTTAGAGATTTAATTATGCTACTGATAGCAGGAGTTTCTGCGGGTTGTCTAGTGTACATTGTTATGTTCCTAGATGCTCTTAGAAAGGGGTGGCTTGTATAGCCAATGTTTTACATTAATATAGGAGACAATATGTTAGAAAAAGTAAAGAACGGTGCTGATGGTGCGATTGACGTTGGCATTAAACTGATTAGCTTATCAATTATATTACAGATTATCTTTGGTCCAAAGGTAGCCTTCCTAACTGGAGATGTAATTGGTTCTATCTTAGGTATAGTATGGACCTTAGGCAATGGGGGATTGGCAGGTATAATCGCAGCCCTTATTATTTGGAGACTACTCGACAAAGATATAGTCGATGAGCTTAAAGACTAAGGCTAACAAAACTTGGGGTCTCGTCCGTATGGATGGGACTTCCAAGCTATACTACAAATTAAGGAGTGACAAGAAATCTGTCACCGGTGACAAAGTTAATCCAAGACTTTGGCAAACTGACTGGAGGAAGTAAGTGAACGAGAATAAAGTTATTAAAGCACTTAACAGTATGAAGTATAACTTTGAACCTATGGATGATAGGTTCTCAAGGTACGATGCTTTTGATAAAGAGCACGGGATTATGCTAGAGATTAAGTGTAGGAATAAACACTACCCCGACACATTAATAGAGAAGATGAAGTATGATTGGAACAAGAACTTTGCAGAGGAGAACAACCTAGAGTTTTGGTACGCAGTATCAATGCCTAACAAACCCGGCAGTCATACAATATATATCTTTGACCCCGCTAATTTAGAATCAGACGAAGATGGATATGATTTTAAGTGGCACATAAAAAAACTCCCTGAGAACACAGAGTTCCGAGGGAGTCAATGGATAGACAAAGAAGTTGGTTATCTACATATAGATGATTGTCTAATATCTTTTGAAGAACGTACTAATCATTAGAATTATTTCCTTGGTACTGAGGTACAGACATAAGACCTGCACCTACACCCGCCTGTTGCCTAGCTTTTTCATAGGCTAGGTCAGCAGATTTGGGCACAGCATACTGTAGTTCTGTAAGTTGTTCCGCCCAGTTAAACTTATCTTGGTCCTTAACTTTCCTCTTTAATGTTGTATTTGCTAGAGGAGTTAGCTTCTTAACAGGATTTCTTATGTCTCCTACAAACGGAGGAGTAACTGCTAACACTCTATTAGGTAATAGTTTTGACATACCCGGTATTTTTTCTAGGAAGTTATGCTCATCACTAACAGACATAATAAATTTACCGTTAGGTTTAACACCTACAATTACATTAACACCACCTTCTGTTATAGAAGAACCTTTTAAACCGTAGTTAGTCCATACGTTTCCTGATTCTTTATCTATTTTAAATATAGGTTTAGAGTTACCTCTGTAATCTGCACCTTCTAAAAGTTTTTTAAGTTCTTTTAAATTCTTTGGATTAGCATCTGTAAGAGTTCTTTGCATAGCATTAAACCTAGCATCAAGACCACCAAGAACATCATCATAGTGCCTTCCACTCTTGTTCATACCCCTGCCCCTGTCTTCAAAACCACCACGTTTTATATACAGTTTAGTTCCTTTAGAATCTTTAAAAGGTATTCCTTTACCATCTTTCCATACAGAGCCTATATGTTTCTCAATAAAACTATACTCTTGTTTAGTAGGAACTCCTCCAAGACCTGCTGTCATACCTTTTGTTAGCTTACCATACTGACCTTTTTTAAATGGTTGATATCCACGAACACCTAAGAATTTATTAAAGTCAGAAAGTATTTGCTTACCTCCTACTCTACCTGACTGTTCTAATATATGGGCATTTGCTAAAGCTCTGTGTACTAGCTCTATATTTTTATCGTTCTTGTGAGATAAGAAAGAACCCTCAAGTAAACCTTTGTTTATTCCTTCACTTCTATACAGAGCTCTAGAGTAAGGACTTAAAGCATTAGATAATAGATTCATACCACCATAAGCACCGGTCTTCATAAACCCAGTTAGTTTCTTACCTGCTTCGTATCTTCTTATATTAGAAGAGCTTCGTATAACATCATCAGCTTGCATTAGAACTTGCTTTTGAAAAGGAGTTGTAAACTTCATTGAATCTGTAAGCAATCCTTGCTTCATTGCTTCAACCACATCTACAGTTCTCTGAGTTTTACCGTAGTAACCTTGTATAAAATTAGGTATTGAGCTTGCAGTAAATCCTTTCATAACGTCAGAGTTTACATCTGCTCCTGCTTTAATAGCATCATCAACACCCTTAACACCTTTGGTAAACATACCGCCACCAATTAAATTAAGAGGGTCTACCAGTAAGTTTGCAGTTCCAGTTAATAGATAGCTAGTTTTACCTAAAGCATCTCTTTCAGAAAACTTTTGTTTAGCTAGGTCCTCAGATACTAATTGTTCAAAGTCATAGTTCTCTTCTTGATTCCAACCACGCTTAAGACCCTCAAAGCGAGTCTCGTCATCCCTCTTAGCACCTACAAAGTATCCTTGTATTGCGTTAGCAGGTCTGTCAAGGTCCTCCATTAAGTCACTAAACCAACCCATTAATTAGCCCTCTTAAGAGCTTGCTTTGCTTCCTTACTTATCCTTCTTAATTCTTTTTGCATTCTCTTTAATTCTTCATTATAAGAGTCTGAATTAACACGTCCTCCTTTATTGTCAGCAACCTTCTTTCTTATTTTTCTAGTAAGAGAATCAATTTTATTTTGATACTTATAACCTACACGCATCTTCATTTTCTTTTCGTCATAAGTTTTAACCTTAATACCGATAGCTCCTAGAAGTGCTTCGTTTAAAGTCTTATCATCTTTAGTTGGATGTCTCTTACCATTAGCTTGATAAGCATTATATATGCTAAACCCTTGATGAAAGAAAGGTAAGAACTCTTTACCTATGATGTTAGCCCTAGCTTTTAACTCATCCTCCATAACTCCTGAACCTACTCCCGGTTCCATCTGTTGTGTGAATGTATCAAATCCTGTAACTGCTTTGGCTATACCACCAATAGCACCACCTGATGGCTGTAAAGGTGCGGGAAGACCCGGTACGCTAAACCCTTGTTGGCTTGTGCTAAACACATCACCCGCAGGAATCCACCTCGATACATCTAGATACTTCTCGTTAGGAAGTTTAATCATTGTATTAGCCCCAGGAATTCCTAGTACATCGAAGCCCATATTCAGCTCCTCGTATCTCTTCCTCTCTGTCCTGTACTCCTCATCGTCCGCAGCTAAATCGTTAGCAGCATTTAAGATTAGACCCCATTTAGCTATCTTCCAAGGTCTCTTCATTACTGTTTCAGCTACGATAGGTGCAGCTCTATATGTATAAGAGATAAATGGCATAGCAGTCTCACGCATTAGTTCTACTGCAGGTGCATCAATCTCATAGTCAAGCATATACTTACGAGCAAAAGCTGCTGCTTCTGCGTACTGGTCATCAGTAGGTGTAATACCTTCTCTAACATTCTTAGCTAAGTGGTCCTTAAATAAAGCTAGACGGAAGACGCCATCCTCTGCACTGTATAGCTTATCTAGTGGAGTTTTACCTGCGTGTTTCTTTGTACTCTCCCACATATTATCTAACAGCTTGTCATCATTCTGAGCACCTATCTTCATATACTTCTTGTAGGTGTCTACCTCAAAGTCTGTCAGTTCTCTCTTCATCATATCAGCATTAAAGACTCCTAACTTCTCAGCCATTTTAAAGTCTTCACTCTTAGTCTTGTTACCTAAAGGAGTAAACGCGTTAAAGAAATCTTTACCTGCTGAGCCTAAGTGTTTGTACTGACCGTCAACTAAATCATACAGAACTACGTTAGACATAACATTGTTCATATGTACTACTGGGTTAAGAGATGTTTTAGTTCTCTTCCAAAACTGTAATGCTTTGTGGTGTAGCGTAGAGAATCCTCCGTACCTACCTTGTCGATACTTCTTCATTCTGTTAGCCCATACTAAATCTCTATGAACTTCTGGAGATACATACCTACCTGCTAAGTTTCCAAACTCTCGAACTCTAGTTCCTTTCTTTCCTACTTTAACAAAAGTTTCAGGCATCTTTATAAAACCTTCTGGCACATTTTCTGGTGCTACATTCTTAGGTAATACAACATCATTTCCCATTTTAGTTATATCATCATAGAATTTAAACGTAGCTACATCGTTAGTCATTAGCTTACCAGTCTTAGCCATAGCAAATGTAGAGCTTATAATCTCACCCATCTTTGCTCTTTCTTCGGGAGTATAATCTTTATTCATAAGGACTTGACCCTTACCTTTTTTAATTATCCTGTATCCGTTAGCTTCTTCTTCTTTAATTCTAGAAGCTAATGTCTGACCTTTTCTAGGTCTAAATGTTTTATCTCTACCTCTACGAACAAACTCAGTAGCAATTACGCCTACATTATTTTCATCTCTAACTATTCTTTTCTTTCTAGGGTCAGCAGTTTTTTCGTAAGAGCGATATAAATATTTTTTCTTGTTGGCTTTAAACACATCCTTATCTAACAAACCTAAGTCTACTAATTGTTTTCCTAAACCATTAACAACATCTCTACCTTCTTTTCCTAACGCTTTAACATCAGGAGTCATAAGCTCCATCTCAGACTTAGATAACTTCTCGTCAGTCATAAGTTTGTATAGTGCTCTATCTTGTTCAGGAGATAACTTGTTAAATTTTTCAAGAACTTCATTAAAGTCACCAGCCCATTTGTTTTCTAATATCCTTCTGTTACCTTTGGCTTTAACATAGTTATCAGGAAGACCATAGTTTTCTATAATCCAACCGCCCATAGTCTTACCAAATCTAGTCTGTCCGAACTTATCAGCAGCTTTTTTACCAGCAGAATAAGCTGGGCGTATAGGAGCAGCAACGCTTCTTTGAAATATGTTTAATTCTTTTGCAAACTCTCCGTCATCTATAGCTTTACCTATGTTAGAATATCCGTTTTTAAGTGCAGGAACAAGTGTTTTGTTTGCTTTGTACATAGCAGGAGACAGAACAGTACCACCGGCAATACCTATAAGAGTGTTGTTTACACGAGTCATACCTTCTTCTTCGTCTACATATCCTAGAGGTGCAGAAAGACCTCCGGCAATAGCTCCTGCTTTTGCTGCGGATGCAATGTTCTTTGCTTTCATTCCGGGAATAAACCAACCTATAGGGTCTCCAAACAAACCTGCAGTATAAGCAGCCATCATAGAACCACCATAGGTTTCGTTTTGTAGATACATATTAAGTTTCTTTTGGTCTCTAGCCATCTGTTCTTCATCAGTGCCTAGCAACTGCTTGACTCCTCTCCAAGTATCTGCCATACCCATACGAGCAACAAAAGCTAACTTATCTGCATAAGTTTCTTCTTCGTACCCGAGTAAAGGTTGTGTGTTGTTAGTTACAGAATCTTTTTTATCTTCTTCTTTATCAGTATCCAAGTAACTAAATCTATCTGAGATAGCCATTTAGACTCCTTTTCTTATAAACCACTGTCCGTTTCTTTGTATCATCTGTTTTTCTTTAATAAGTTTTTCTGACGGTGTACCTTTTCCTCTCCACTTAACTAGAGTTCCTTGTATACCTTCCATCTCAGACATTTTAGTATCTAATGTAGAACTTTTATTTTTTGATAAAGATTCTAAATACAAAACAGCTTCCGTTTCTTTTCCTTCTTGAACAAGCTGTGTAATATACTGACCATTAGTTAGACTATTTGATACTCCATTAATTTCTTTAGGCTTTTCTTTTAATACTTTAACAGAAATATCTTCAGCACTTGACATCTGTTCGTATGGAACAGGAACAACTACAACATTACTTTCTGCTTCTCCTTGTTGAGCTTGAGGATTTTCAACAACTACAGCTACCGTTTCTCCATTATTAGACTCTTCACTGTTATTGTGGTCAAGCATAAGTTTTCTCATATAGTCACCTCTAAGTCCACCTTGACCTTTAATAACTAAATTGTATCCTGCTTCACCTGCATTATCTCTAGCCCAATCTTCAAAGTCTGGATAACCCTCTACCCAATTACCTTCTTCAAACATACTACCACCAGTATGATATTCTTGTTTGTATTTATCCCAAAGGTTATCATAAACATTTTGTTCTTTAGAAGACATACCATATTCTTCAGCTTCAGCTTCTTGTTGACCAATAGCTATTCCTTCTGCGTCTGTAACTGGTTCATATGTTTGTGTGTCTAAGTTATATTTAAGAACATCACTTCCACCGTCTTCATTTGGTCGTAACAAGTACATACCCTGTGCAGGCATTTGTAAGTTTCTATTCTTAAGCTCAGTTTCTAACTCAAGTGCTTCTGTTTGAGCTGCAACTAAATCTCTACTTCCTTCGAGACCTAAAGTCTGCTCTGTCTTATGAGCAACATCAGCATCAGCAAGAAGTTTTTTAATGTCATAATCTTTTTGCCATTGTGCGTCAGTAACATTTACTCTTGATTGTCTCCATTCAAAATCATTTCGTTCTAATGCTGAGCGTGCTTTAGATATATCAAGCTCACCTTGTCTAAGTTTATTAAGAATTTCATCTTGTACTTTAGCATAATCGTCTTTAGCTTGAAGTCTTTCTTGTTCAGTAGCTCTTAAACCAAAGTCACGTTCTTGTTGATAGATTAAGTTTTCGAACTTAGAGCCTTCTAGTGCGTGAGTCTTTTCAAATTCATATTCACTTTGTTGTTGAGAAGCTACATTAACAGCAGCATCAGATTCACGAGCTGCTACAGTTCTTTCATCTAAAGCTAATTTATCATTTTCTAATTGAATTGACCTAGCTTTGTCTATAAACTTCTGACCTATCTGTGGAAATCCTGCTTGAATAAATTTATTAGCAAGAGTTCTAGAAGTGTTAGGGTCATTAGGGTCCATATTGCTTGTTTCTTTCATAATGTTAGTTATAATCTCAGCCTTTTCTTGTTGTGCAGTTTTCATACCTGCCATACCAGCGAGGTTTTGCATAAGCATACCTCCGGCTTGAGTTGCTCCATATACAGAAGCACGACCCGGTTGCAGTTGGGCTACCTTTAATGCTCTATCTCTAATGTTTACATTATCTGTTGTAGCTGAATCAAAGATATTAGCTATACCAAACATACTTTCTTCTGCCATAATTGTATCCTATTTATAAATTACTAAAATTTTATTATCTAAATAAATCACTTCTTCTAGCATTGTCTTGAGCACTACTAAAACCTGTTCCATTTCTTATTGCGTTAGTTCTAGCTGCATCTGTAAGCATACTATAACCACTTTTTATATCTTGTATTAAAGGTTTAAAATTATAATCTTGTGCTTGACTTGCTAATCCTGACCAAAATCCTGCTGTAGTATCTGCAGTATTGCTTCCTGCTGTAGATACTCCTGACATATTACCAGTAGCATTAGAACCTTGACCTACCATTCTTCCCAAATCTGCTTGAGGTGTTAGCATACCGGCTACATCTCTAGCTCCTGCACCCATACCAAGTGCTTCTGCTCTAAGCATATTCCTGTAGTCCATACCAGTTTGCATAGATTGCATTTGACCTCTCATTCTTTCTCTACCAATAGCATCTTCAATAGCCATTTGGTCATAGTAACCTTGTGTTCCAGTCCTGCCTTGTGCTATAGCAGCTTCTTGTCCTTGAAGTCTAGATTGATTAAAAGCATCAGCATTAAAATCTTCAAACCTTTTAAACTGTTGTTGCTCCATAGCATATGGGTCGCCCATCATACTTTGTAATTCTTCATTTGCCATAGCAGAAGAGCCTAAGAATCCTTGCATCATAGCTTGATACTGTGGGTCTAGAGTTTGAAGTATTTGTTTTGTTTCGGGGTCAAACTCAACATTACCTGCAGGACCATAGTTGCTCCAAGGTAGTGACCTATCGTAAGCTAGGTTTTGTTGGTCTATTTGAAACTGCTGATTTTTTTCCGCAGCTTTTTGTTGTTGCCTAGCGGAAAGCATACCAACTGCTGCCTTTGCTAAAAATGCTCCTATTGCCATCTTAATCTCCTGTCCTTGTAAATCCGTTATTATCTATTGCTGTTCCTGCACTACCGCCTGACCCACCAGAGCCTAGTCCATCACCTGATTGACCGCTTTGTCCAGAAGAACCATTATTGCCTACTGTACCTCCATTTCCTCCAGAGCCAGCAGTTGTTGTTCCTCGGCTTCCACCTGCTATTGCACCAATACCGCCACCACCAGCAGCAGTTAAAGTTCCTGCTCCACCATTAGCAGATTGTCTTTCACATCCAGAGCCACTACATTCTGCATTTCTTGAACCAGCAGAGCCAAAAGATTGTCCTCCTCCGCCTCCACCACCTCCAGCGTGGTCACGGTCAGAGAAACTTTGGTCATCAGTCGAACCACCGCCTCCTCCACCGCCTCCTCCTCCACCGAGGATAGAGCCGTTGTTGTCTAAAGTAATATTCTTCTCTAGCTTTAAAGCTGTGCCACCACTACCACCAGACGAGCCATTTGCAGCAGAGCCACCTCCATTTCCTCCTGACCCTCCAGCACCATAAATATAGCCATTGTTAATAATAGTAAGAACACCAGCAACACCATTTCCAGTAAGTAAAGCAGGAGTGCTAGTTGAATCTGAATAAACATAAACACCAGAGTTAATGACTACATCTACATCACCTAATTTTTGGTCAGAAGTAAGTACAGTATCTAGGTCTAATTTATTAACATTACTTGAAACTGTATAAGTATATTTCCTTTGATAAAAAGGCTTCCAAGAACCACCATCTTTGACACTAGCAGTTAATACTTCTTTCCAAGCACCGCCATCTTTGACAGAAACCTTTGTAGGTTCTTTCCAAGTTCCAGAATCGTTTATCTTTAAAGTCATATTAGCTTGCTACTTGATACCAAATATCTCCGTTAGACCCACCACTTGCAGCAGAAGTGCTAACTGTTCTAGCACCATCTCCGTTCGTACCTAAATTTCCTATCTCAGTTTGAACATAAGCTGTTGTTGCTACTTGTGTTGTGTTTGTATTTGCTGAAGCAGTAGTTGCACTAAATGCTTCTGAGGCATCCCCATTAATGTCTGCTTTAGTATTTACTGCTGTTTCTATTGCTGAAAATTCAGTGTGAAAATCAGCTCCGGATATTACTTTTGCTGCATCTGAGTCAGCTAAATTATCTTTGCCTGACCAAGCCACAACTTTTGAATAGTCTGCCATTATCTTATTTTCCCTTGTTTATGTAAAAGTGTTAAGTCTTGTAAAGACGCATCATAACCATTACTTTGAATGCTTATAGATATTTTTAAATTTTTTGCTGAACCTGTAAGAGGTGTCTTATATTCTTGTAATCCATATACAGGTTTATATGTAGATGCAACTGAGTGTAATGTAGCATTGTGTCCACTACCTGCGTGAGCACCGCTTGCATTTAGAGCTCCGTATAAAGAACTTGACGCCCCCCATAAAGATGTTGTACCTGTAGTTGTAGGATTTAGGGTTATAGATGTAGTTTTAGACGGAGAAGAACTATAGTCTTTATACCATTTTAATCCTAAGTTAGCACCAGAGCCACCTTCTATAACCATAAATAATCTTTTTAACAAAGACGCACCTACAGACTCTCCTAGATTTACCCAAGTAGTTTCAAAGCTACCTGTATAAGAAGCATAACTATATGTAGTGCCATTAGCTGCTAAGTCTGAATCATAATATCCTTCATAAGTAGCAATACTTCCGTCTTTCTGTCCTACTAGCATACCATAAGTATCTGTGTAGGCTATGCTTGCAGGTTCTCTATCTAAATCAAATGTCCAAGTAGTTATTCTAGGAGCTTGATTAGGAGTTAAATGTTTAAAGTCAAAGACATAAGTAATGTTACTAGCAGTAAAAGTCATTACATATATTCCTTCGTTCTCTATATAAGCTGACTTAACTTCTGTACTTTGACCTATGTTTCTAATTAATGTGTCTTTAACATTTACTGATAAATCAGTTAGCGGTACTTTATCTTTTTCAGATGTACGAGCTAGTGACCTAAGACCAGTAGAAGATAAGAATACTAAATCATCTCCAATGTGTTGTACTGAATCTCTAGCTACACAGCCTACTCCTCGTATAACTTCATTAAGTTTCATACTACCTACAACATCAGGACTTTCATAGATAGCTATGTTGTTCTTACCAAATACAGCAAGTTGTCCGTAAAACGGAGCAATAGCTATTATGTCATCTCTACCCCAAACTTTCTTTAAATCAAAAGAACCACCACCACTACTAGTAGTATAGTCATCAGAGTCTAACAGAGCAGAATAATGCAATACATCTTTTTCTTCTGCTACACCACCAACCCACATACGACCATAGAATCCTACACCACAACTAGGTTTAAATTCACCTGACGATACAGTAGCAGGTCTAGTAGCATTATCAAAAGCTGCCCATTTAGAACCTGAACCTTGTGAACCGTCGTATCTCTGCGGTACTGTGTCTTCGTGTAAACAAGTAAGTCTACCATTAAAGTTTATAAACTGCCAATTACCATCTGTACCCGTAACTGTGTGTTTTGTGTCCGCACTTCCTGTAGGAAACGCAGCATCAGGTGTTGTAAAATCTACAGTGTATATACTTGTACCGTGACTAGCAAATATTTTTTTAACTTGACCGTCTTGATGTTCTATAATACTTTTAATAGCAACTCCATTAGGAGCTGCAACATTAGGTGCTATTTTTTGTTTAAATCCTTTGCGTAGAGATATACGACCTGATTCTCTAATCACAACATTTTCTGCCTTAGTTAAATAAGATGGGTCTAATGACGCAGGATTAGCTTGTGTGTTTAATCCGTTAAGACCTATGTTAGTTAAGGACTGGTACTGTAATTGCTTAGCCATTATTGGTAATTAGTAGTTACAAACCATTCGTTTTCATATTGAGTGTTTCCACTGTCTAACATCACTGCTTGTGCTAAAGAGCTTGCTGCTTCTTGTGCAGCTATAGATGATTGTGTTCCACCATCTTCACCACGTTCTGCTACAGCACGAGCATAAGCACCTAAGATTACAGGCTTAGACGGTATCTTAATACTTGTAGTAGACGAGGTTAATTCGTCTTGATACTTAACTATATCAAAAGATATTGTCTGAGCTTCTGTAGGTATAGGAGATAAATCTACTTTAAGATTATTAGAACTATCTGCCCCGTTAAAAGCATAGTAACTAGGTTCTCCTGTAGGGTCAGTAGGATACTTAATACTGTTTATGTAATGTTGTGTCACCGGTGACAAACTATTACCAGTAGAATTGTTAGTTACATCTAACACTTTAAACTCTTGACCAGAAGATAAGTTATAATTTTTTGTAGCTGCTACAGTAGAAACATTAACTGTCTCTCTTAGAACTAACCAATCGTGGTAAGACTCTATACTTCTCTTAGCATCGTTAATTAAAGAGCCTATAACTTTCTGATAATCGTTTACTGTAGAACTATCATTAATAGCTCCAGACCAATCAGAAGCTACTGTGTCTTCTCTTAGTCTTATTAATACTTGATTTATTAGTTCTCTGTATGTCATCTATTTTCCTTTTGCTAGTTGAGCTCCAAAGTAAAACTCTATAATCATTGTTGCCCATCCAAAGATTTCATCCATCTTTAAAACTGAGCCTGCCTGTATTTCTATGTACTCTACTATGTCTGGTGTAAACTGTATTCCAAAGAAACTAAACCCTTCTATAGTATTAGGTATTACTGTTGGCACATTAAAGAACACAGGTGCTACCTGAGTAAATATAATTAATGCTAGTATGACAAATATAATGACTCGTCTGTTAAGTGCAGCCATTGGACTCTCTTTGTCTGCTTTATCCCTAGCTTGGTTTATAGAATCATTGCGTGCCTGCAAGTTCTGTATCATTAGTTTTTGGTTTTCTGCTGCTGCTTGGCTCTTAAGTGCAAACAACTTAGCTACAAAACCTAGTGCTATTGGTGCTACATTAGTCAAGAATGCTATCATATTGCTAACCTCATTGCCTCTAGAATTCCTACTTGTCCTATGATATACCAAGCAAACGCACCAAAGACACCCCATTTAATCTGAAGTAAAGAAGTGTTAATCTTTTGTATACATAAGTTAGTATCGTCAATCTTGCTAAACAGTTTACCTATTTGAGAAGTATGTTTGTCTAGCTGTAATTGCATACGATTAAGTTTGTCGTCCATAATTATTTACCCACATTTTTCATAGCTACTCTGTGTGACTCAGTAAAACTTAATCCTTTTCTCATAAGCCTTTTCATCTCTTCCATATGTTTCTTGCTGTGATGTTTTTTATGCTTATCTAGAGTAGCTAATTGTCTTTTAGTAAGTGCCATTATTTTTTCTTCTTCTTGCCTTTAGGTTTTTTATAAGGTGTTTTACCATATCCCATAATATCTCCTTAGTTTGCTAGTGGATTGTCTAATGCTCGTTGTAATTTATTACCAAGCCTTTCTTCTAACTCTTTAATCTTCCTATCTGTGTCAGAATAAAGAGCATCTCTTCTGGCATCAAATCTCTCGCCAGCTATGTCAATAGTCTCATCTATTTCATCTTGTGAACTATTAACTTTATCTTCTAATCTTTCCATCAAGGCTTCTTGTCTAGTTAAGTCATCCTTTAAATCATTCTTTATAGACCTAGTGTAGTCTCTAGCTTGCTCAACTGAATCACTCACACTTACTAAAGTCTCTTCTATAACTGCTATGTTTTTTTCTATGGTAGATAAATCAGGTGATTCAAATGCAGCAATCTTAGCTTCCATATCTAAGTATCTCTGATATATTTCAAAACCACCCCACAGAGCTCCAAGGATTGTCCCTAAGAGAGGTATTATTAGTAGAGCCTTACTACCCCCTACCTTGACTCCTGCGTACTCTATTTCTGCCATTGTAAATCCATCAGTTTATTATGTAGTATTTCGTTAGCCAATCCGTTTCTTAATCCTCTTTGATTGTCTGGTATGTCCTTGTCTAAATATATACCTTTGTCTTTATAAAATACACCATCAATAAGTAGTTGTGTGTTATAACTATTAAAGCCAGCATTAAAGTTTAAAAGTGCAAGTATAAGACTTTGTAGTTTTTGTTGTTCTTCTAGTGATGCAGCCTCACCCATTTCTACTGCAAGATTCTTTAGCTTGTTACCTATAATCTCACGCATCTTTTCTTTCTTACTAGCTTTCTTAGCTGCTTTCTTTAATACTGGTTGCTCTACAACTTCTACTACCGCTTCTTGTTCTGGCTCTTCTTCTGTTTGTTCTTCTTGTACGGTGTCTTCTTCTGGCTCTGGCTCATCAAGTTCCTCTTCTATTGGTTCTTCTAAAGGTTCTTCTTCTAACTCTGGCTCTAAGAATTCTTCTAACTCTGCTTCTATTTCCTCTATTAATTCTTCTTGTGCTATCTCTTCAAACAAGTCTTCCATTTCTGGTATAGCTTCTTCTATTGTAGTAGCAATTAAAGTGTAGTCATCCAACGGTTCTATTTCTATTACTTGAAAAACCTCTGGCTCTTCCAAGACGAATATTGATTCAATACTTTCCTCATCATCTTCCCAAACTTCTGGTATATCTTCCTCAACATATTCTTCTATGTAAGCATCGTCCCAGCCATCACATCCGTAATCATACAAAGGGTCCAATGCACATTGTTGATTATACACATTGTCAGCATAGACTTGAGGATAGTATAAACAACTGATATGACTGTCTGGTATTACACTGCATACACTTTCTCCGTTTGCTATTTCTACTGGGTCATCTTCTTGACTGTTCCAAAAGATTGCTCCGTTAGTAGGGTGGTTATAGAACCATTGTTCATACTCACCTAAACTTAAATCTCCAACTACTGCTACTGTTACTGCGTGGTTATTTATTTGTACCTGCTCATAGTTTACATCTATGTTACCCATCGGGTATATTGTTAGGTCAAATGTGTTACTTGTGTTTCTGTCGTAATACTCTGATAAGTTTTCCCACATATACTTTTGGAAAGTCTCATCACCTTGTGTATAAAATTTACCTATACCTGTGTCTATTAAATCTGTGTTCCAAGGCATTATAGTGTAATTAAATCTTACACCTGTAAATGAACTTAGGTCCTGTCCGTGACAACACAACCCATCATATACAATGCCAGTACCGGGTACATCAAGAGGGTCAAGAAACCCCACAACACCGTTACTAAACATAAAGCTAGTGACATAACTATTTCCATAAAAAGGAAAAGTAAAGTCAAGAGGTACTTCCACCCAGCCATCATCTGCAATCTGATGCTCAATTATCTCCGGGTCAGACCACGAGGATAGCGAGCAAGATAACACCAAGAATGCCACTAACCAACTTTTCAAGAAATACTCCTCTGTTCATATTAGAAGATTGTTGTTTCTCTGGAATCTTCTTAGGGTTCAGTCTCCATTCTGCTGTAGCTTCTTGTCCTATTAGTCCCTCACCTGTAGTGGGCGAGTTTATCGGGCAGGGGGTCCCGGCAAATTTCATTGCGTCATACACCGACCTCGTTTGACACATTAAAGCAACTGCTGCTACCTTCATACCCATATCATAGAGTACCTTTGCATTCTTAAGCCTCATACAGTTCTCATCTGTGTAAGCCTGTCCTGTGCTGATACCTAGTATCTGTGTCTGTACTGCTCCACTAACTCCTACCATACATAAGTCACTATTACTTGCGTTAATGCTCGGACTAATTGCACTAGGTGGGTTTGTCCTTATTGTACTCTTAGTGTCTGTGCTTGTTGTTACTGTACTATTACTTGTACTGTTTGTAACAATTGGGTCAGCAGCCATTACTGGCAATACAAACACTATCCAGAAACAGGCTACAATGCCAAGTGCAATTACATTATTCCGAAGGCGGGAAGACATTAGGCTTCTAATGCAGCTATACGAGCTTCCAACTCTTGTATTGTTTTAACTAATAAAGGTACAAGTTTGCTTTGGTCTATACTTTGTGCGGCTATTTCTTCTGGAAGTTTTACATCACCAACAGATTTGCCTTCTGGCAATACATCATTTTCAGTATATAAAACTGCATCACTCATTGCATCTTTTTCACCAGTTATAGCTTCAGGTACTATGTCTTGTACTTCGTGTGCTATAAAGCCATCAAGTAAAGTATTAGTATCATCTGCTATAAAATTAAATCTACAAGGTTTAAGTTGTTTTAGTCTTGTCGTAGCATCCCAATCATAGTCTACATTTTCTTTTAAACGATAATCTGATGATGTGGCGTATGTTGTTGTAGTACCATTTGAAGAAATAGTTCCAACAAAACCATTATTATTTCTAATTCTAAGATGATTATTTGTACCAGTACCCGACGCCCAAGATTGAATTGTGCCATCAGCTTCTAGAGCTGAATTAGCATCTCCAGCATTAAACCCTTGACCATAGCCTTGAGATGCGACTATGATATGACTAAGAGCAGACAAACTCCCAGCGGAGTCAATTCTAACTTTCTCAGAATTATCAATATAGAATCGCATATCTGAACTTGATTCAGCATTACTTTTATCTGAATGTAAAAACAACCTACCATTAGATGCTTCTAGCTCAGCATATTTATTATCTCCATTAGAGTCAGCTATTCTCATCTGCCCATTAGAAGGATAAACTTTTAACAATCCAGTTATAGTGCCACCAGCTAAAGGTAGCTTAGTTGCAT